GCTTTTGACGAGCGCGTTGGTGCGGGGGAATCCAAACTCCAAAGTGTTCAAAGATGCGGGTTTGATGTGGGACGAATGGTTTTGCGGGTTGTCCTTTGAAGTGCTGAGCAATGGAACTGGACCGCTGTCCAAAGCTCTTGCCAACGGTTCGAAACTCGTCCCCATCAAAAGCTGGCGCGAATTTCCAAAAGACGATCCCAATCGAGTCAAAGCGTTTCTCGCGCCGGGGAATTTCAAGCTGGTGCAGAAATGAGAAGCGGCCCCGCATGACAACGGGGCCGCGTATCAACAAACCAATCTGCCACTAGGCACCCGCGAAAGCTTCTCAAAGTCCGCTCATTTGTCAAACGGTTTGAAGTGCTTGCCCAGTTTGTAGTGGAACGGGCAGAAATATTTCCCGCAGCGCGCGGCCAGCCTGGTTGGCAGATCGTTGCACGTCACGATCTCGCCGTGCTTGTCTTTTTGAAACCATTCGCACGATTTAATCTTGGCGCTCAATTGAGATCACGGTTTTTTGTTCAGCGCGGCGGGCAACTTTGACTTGTTCGACCTGGAGATCGATCTCTGCTTCTGAGTCGCCCGGTATGAGCGCAGCGTGTCGTAGGCCGTCAAGCAAATCCTTCGCGCTTCCAGCGTAGTTGTCCCGATCGAGTAATCGAAGCCGATAAAGTGTAAAGCGGACTGCAGGGCGTCGAACGCCTTCTGTTTTTCCTTGTACTGTTTGGTCCAGTGCATTCGCTTGAGCACGTTCTGGCTCGGCGGCAGGTAATTTAGTTCCAGGCGCAGAACGGCGGGCGAGATATGCGTCATACTCCTGTTGCGTCCATCGCATAAATTGGTTTTCCCTGGCCGAACATTTTCTGGGCCATCGTTGAGTGCTCGGCGCAGTACGCACCTTTGCCGATCGTGACGACTGCTGGTGCGTTGCAAACGCGAGCACTTTTTCCACTCGGCCAGCCATTTAGAAATACCCAGTTGCAGAACTTTGGCTTGGCGCGTTTGGGCAGTAGCTCGATTTGTTTCATTTCGGATAGCAATAGCAAACCCCCACATGGTTGTCCTTGGGCAACCACACCATGCCGTGAGACTCGGCCAGCGCTCTGCATGCGTCATAGAGCGCGGCATCGTGACATTCGATGGCCATGTTCGTTCTTATCCCGGCTCGAAAGAGGCTTTGCAGGATGAAGCACTCGGCGCTTTCGGTGTCGATTTTGATAAAGTCAGGCCGGATCTGCAGCGCGCGCAGGCATGGCCCGATGTCCAGGCAACCTACCTCGTATTTTACGTCAGAGTGCAGGTGGTGCTTGAACAACGAGTGCGCCCCGCTGTTTGCCGGGCATTCGTGGAGGTTGGCGACTGAGGTTGAATCCCACGCTGCCTTATTGATGGCTATGGCTTTCTTTTCTTTTAATCTTTCGTTCAGCCATTTGAAATTCACCGGGTGCGGCTCAAAGGCGATCACGAACGCGCCCTTGTTGCACGCCCACTCCGAGAAATGCCCGGCGTGCGCGCCAAGGTCAACGACCAGACACCCCTCATAGATTTTGAAGTGCCGCTCGTATTCCCCGGATTCGGAGTCGGTCTTGGCGTGGGCGTTGATTGGTTCGATTTCCATAGCGTTATCGTATCTCCACACCGTTGTATTCGGCTTGCGAAAGCAACTCCGCGATGTGCTCGCGTGTGACCCAATTCTTCTGAGATAACTGCCTCACCCAGCCAAGGACCTTCTCGGGAGTGTCCATCCGATCATGCTCAATTTCGTACTCAGCCTTCGTACCCGGAATCCAAAAGATTATCGAATCCTGAGTGTTCACCCCAAGGTCGGCTCGCATGCAATCGTCTGTATCCACTAAATCCACCGCCGACGCAACAATATTCTTGCTTAATTTTATTTGTCGCCGCAAGGTTCACGGTAATGAAGCCACAAGTTCTCTCCAAACCCGCACCCAACGGCTTGCCCAAAGAGCTTAAGGAAATGCCGATCCACTGGGAGCGAGTTCACATCGTTGACGCCCAATTCATCACCGCGCTGCGCTCGCATGCGCGGCGTAATGGGTGGGTGCTCAAGACTCGTCGGGCCGATCTTTTCGGCAATTCCTTCGGTGTTTGGCGAGTGGGTTAACGTCATGACAAATCCAGAGTCGAATGGGGCAGTCTATGCCCAGGTAGAAGCCATTGAGCAGGGCGTTTTGGGCTGTTTATTGCTCGGCGCACCCGTGCCGCCGGATTTACCCGAAGAAGCGTTCCTCGATGAACGTCACAAGGTAATTCTGGACACACTGCGGCTAATCAGCCGCGAAAAAGTTGAGGCAGACCTGATTCGTCCGGCAACCAGCGCGCGCCTGGCCCAGAGAGGCATGCTGATCGGCGTCGGCGGGGACGATTACCTTAAGACGCTCACTGATCACGCCCCAACCGAGCACAATCTTAGCTATTGGCTCCCGCAGTTGATGGAGATTTACGGTCGGCGCGCCATCAAAGAGGATATGCGGTGCTTCATGGTCAGTTTGGACGATCCAACCGTCAACCTCGATGCCCTGGTCAGCACTTACCGCAAGAGTCTGGACTTCATCGCTGTTGGACAGAGCGGCAAGAATGGAGCCTTAAGCGTTCGGACGCCAAATGAGATACTAGCCATGTCGTTTGACGACTCCGATCGCGTCATGGGCGACCGTCTCATGGCCAAAGGACAGAATTTCAGCATGTGCGGCCCATCCAGCGTCGGCAAATCCCGTCTGGTGATGCAACAGGCTGTCGCTGTAATCACAGGACGCCAGTTCGTCGGCTTCGAAACCCGTGGCACCGGGCTAAAATGGCTGTTCCTGCAAGCCGAAAACTCAAATCACCGATTCCAGTTCGATTTGCAATACCTCAAAGCCTGGGTTGGCGATCGCGATTGGCCCCTCGTAAACGACTGCATCCGCATTCATACCCTCGAAAACGACACCGACACCTTCCTCCAACTCGATTCCCCCTCCCATCGCAATCACATAACCACGCTGATCAACGATACGCAGCCCGATGTCATCGTTTTCGATTGCCTTTACAATTTCCAGATCGGCGATCTCAACAAAGATGCCGACATGTCTGCCACGCTCCTGGCCATTTCCCGCCTCTGCAAGACCGGCAATCCCAACCGGATTCCCAGCGTCCTTCACCATTCCCTAACCGGACGCGCCGGGGCCTCAAAAGCCACCGGCTACGACCGCGCCAGCTTCAGCCGCAACTCCAAAATCCTCCACGCCTGGACGCGGGGTCAAATAAACGTCTCATCCGGTAGTCCGACCAATAATGACACACTTGTTCTCTCCTGCGGCAAATGCTCCAATGGCCGAGAATTCGAATCCTTTGCTGTCAAAATCAATCCCGACACCCGAATTTATGAGCCTGATACCGATTTCGACATAAAAGCATGGGAATCAGACATGAGTGGCGAAAAACGCGACCCGACAATGACCCCAGATCGTGTCCGTGAGTTGTGTTGCGTCGCCGGATCTTCAAAACATGACCTCGTAAAAGCTATCCAAAATGACTGCTTCTGCTCCCAAGCCACCGCCTATCGCCATGTGGATTTAGCCGTAAAATCAAAGACATTAACCACAAATCGCTCCAAATCCACATTCTTCCGTGGTTAACTCTTCTCATTCTCTTCTCATGAGAATTCTTGTGCGACGTTGTTCGTGTTTTCTCATTTTCTCATCCATCCCGTAGGGGGATGAGAATGAGAAAACCAACGTGTGCAAAAATAATTTGAGAATTGCACTCCGTTTCTACGTGGAAAATGTTCGCCTGTCACCAAGGGAAGGTAGCAATGGAACGAGGGGGGGCGAAAGGGGGATCGCCGGTCGTCAACCCGCCAGCGTCGGCCAAAAGGAAACTCTTAGCATGCTTTTTTGAACAGAATGCCGCCTGGGAGCGTCCGGAGCGGGTCGGGGTGAGTGATGATAGCAGCAATTCGCCTCAAGCCAACGTCGAAAGACTTTCGCAAAATGCACGCAACTGAAGAGTTTGTATGTTGTGCGAAAACTTTCGAGGGATAAATCGACGGAAAGGCCAATGAAATCGACTATTGCTCTGGCGGTGTCTTTGGAGTGTCCAAATTTGGCACAGTCTCGACCTCCAAAACTTCGTTGCGGTCTTCAAGTTGGCGCTGGGCTGGAAGCTCGGATTGGACCTGCAGCGTGATTGTCGAATGTGTCTCTGAATCCAGACCGAATGTCCGTCGCGCTGTACGGTCTGTAAGTTCAGTTACCCTCACAATCTGCTCTACTGTGTCCAAACAAATGTCCTCATTGGACATCGTGGACATTTTGTCCTCAAGCTTGGACATGCAACGTTCGGCCATATTTCCAACGCGATTGGTCCAGTTAGAAGCGCGATCTGGTGTTTGGGGTTGCGGCTTTAGGATGGTCATTGAGCCGGAAGGGACGGCTTTTGTCTTTGTGCCCTTGGGGGGCATGATCATTTGCGTCCATCCATGACGGGCGGCGCGCTTTGTCAGGGTGAAGTATGGGATGCCGGTACGCATCGCAATGTTCTTAAGCGATACACCCTCCTGGAATAGCGATTGCGCCAGCGACCAATCGACGTTCAGAGCCATGAGGCGAGCATAGCCTCAACCTGGGACAATGGGCAAGCGTTGGATATTAGCCTTGAACAAACTGGACTGAAAGAAAGCGGCAGCTGCTTGCTTCACGAAGTGGCGCTGATGATCGTAATGCTGGGCGGCAAGGCGCTGTTCGAGTGGGCTGGACCATTGGACGCCAGCCGCGCGTTCGGCAGCGTAACCAGCCGCAATGATGGAGTCGGTGTAGTCCACGCCCTGAGCATACCACGCACGTCAACCAAAACCGATACTCATTCGGATATCACGGAGCAAAGGCCGATGAACATTGGTGAAATTAGTGGTTGACATTTAATGAGAAAAGAGTAGTCTCCTAATCAGAGTAAGCGAAAAACCCGAAAGAAAAACGAAAATGAAAACCAACTATAGCAGGCAGGATATTGACAAGTTTGCGGCATCATTGGAGGCACGCGGATGGAGTAAAACGGATGGGGATGGGATACAGACATATAGCAGTCCAGTAACGGTGACTGGTGCATGGATAAATGTGACAATCTATGGGCGCAAGGTGAGAACAGTCAGGAGCTACAGCCGTGAAACCCTGCATGGATTGGTGGATGCCAGGATCGCTGCGATGCATATATGAAAGCTCTTCAACTGTCAGAGGAAGAGGCTAAAGCACTGGTTCGATCGTTCAGGCTGGTGGTTACTCAAAACAACGAAACTAGAATGGGAAGGCCATGTGAATCAGTCACGGCCTTTGCTGAGGACATACGGCAGCTGGAGCGTGCAGCGAAAAGACTATCGAAGCAACTTGCAGGCAAATGAAAGAGCTGCAATCGGCAATCCTGGCAGTGCTGGAAAACTACGAAAAGCCCGATTCGCCTGAAGGATTGGAAGAGGCAATTAGAAAGCTGCGGAGCGAATACGAGTTAGAGGAAATTAGAATCGAACGGAAGAGACGCAAAAGCAAAAAGAGTAGAGTGAGTTAATTCAGTCAACAAATCACAAACCATGAGCACTATCACAATTCGGATTGAAGGGACAATCGTGACGCTGGTGGTCGACGGGCGCGAGTCGGTCAAAGTTTGCGGCTGGAACGATTGACGTGAAGAACATTCACACAAAACGCCATTACAGAATCAGCGGCTTGCCGGTCGATGTAATGCTCCGAGCAAATTCGACGGTGATGTAAATCAAAAACAACAAACCAAGTAAAAAAATGAGCGAATACTTTGACGTGTTTCATCGGACATGGTGGAAAGAAAATCCAGGCTGGCCAAATGGTTTGGAGCCACAAGCGGGAGAAAAGCACTATCTTCGCGGCGGTCGCGGGTTGACGCGGGAAGATGCGATCGAAATGTGCGAGGACTGGAACAGCCAGCACGAGCCGGGACGGTTGAGCGACAAAGCCGAATTTGAGGAAGCCTAACCCTATGCCAATCGGAAAGGAAATCTCGGCGGAAGCCGAGTACAAGCGACTGCTCAAGCAAATCACGTCCATTGATCTGGATGTCGAGAAACAGAACGAGCAATGGCAGAATCAAGTTGCCCAGGATTTGATGACGATTCTATCGCGGGCGGTTTATCATCTTGAACACAACGGCGACGAGTGTGATGTATTCGCCGCTAATGCCGCGCTGAGAATTGCGCAAAGGGTCGCCGAGTTCGAGGGCATCAGGCGTTCAGTCAAAGCGCCACTGACGCCGGCGAATTGCCCGGTATGCATCAGGAGGGCAAAATGAGCGCCTGGATCAAAGACAAACTGCCCGACTCTGACCTAACGGTGCTCGTTCGTTGCAGCGGTCAAGAGTTCCCGATCTGGCCTGGATACCATGACGGCGACGAATGGCGCAGCGCGAGTGCGGACACACTCGAAGGCCCGGTGATCGGGTGGATGGAATCGGATGATGCGGTAAAAGTACTGGATGGAGGAACGCTATGAGTTTGTGCAGTCAGTGCGGCAATCAAATCATAGTTGGCTGCGGCCCCGTCTGCCTTGTGTGCCAGCACACGGGCAGGGTGACCGCTACAGAGGTCAAGCAATCGGTTCAGGACGCGATACTGGAACACACGGCGACTGCGTTGGATGCTGTCTATGCGGCTCTCCGGCGGACAGCACTAATCGATGAACCAGCGTTAACCGTGTTGGAGGCCCAGGAATCGCTTGCGGCGCGCATACGCAATCCCGAGCACAACCGCAAGAAACCGAACTGGGACGAGATCGACGCCCAGGAAGAGGAAGAGCAGAGGGAACGCGAACCAGTCTGCCAGTCATGCCGAGGGACGGGCCAATGGCTCACCTTCCCTTGTCCCGATTGCTCGGAGGATGGCGATAGAGAACGGGATTAACCATGAAACATTTCTGGATCAAAGAACGGCAAAAGCCGATATATGGCGACAACGTGATGCATGAATTTCGCCGCACCTATTCGGCGACCCACGCCCGGTTAACTCTACCGGGAATCCACAACATACCGCGCTGGCTATAAAATGGAAAACAACTCGGCCAGCGCGGTTTCTTTTTGAAAATTGTGCTTGCATTAAACGCATTAAAAGGCTTACATTTCCAGCAGTGAAAAGACCAGTGGGCAGACCGACCGAGGAAGATGAGAAGGCGACCTTAACTTTTCGCATCTGCATGACGCCTAAGCGGAAAAACGCATATCAAAAAGCGGCTGGCATTTTGCCGGTTTACCTCTGGGCGAAACGGCTGCTCGATGCAGCCGCAAACTACAAACCATGAAACTGACCCTAATCGAACGCGCATATCTCGCGCTTTGCTACATAGTGCTTGGCGGATTGATCGCGCTGCTGGCGATGGCGCTATGAAATGGTTCGACCATGCATTAGCGATCGGATTCATCGTGCTGGCTGTATGGATGATTTGGCACATTCTGCATTGAAATAAACCAAACAAACCAAATGAGCGATAAACTTGAAGTGGTAAAAGCGGAGGTTGGCATAGGCCCGGCGGATATGTTGCAGGCCGTTATGCAAAAAGGCATCACGGCGGAAAACGTTGAGGTATTCAAGCAGATTTGGGCGATGAACGCCGAGCGGGAATTCGCGGCTGCGTTTGTCAAGTTACAGTCAGAGCTTCCGACGATCACCGCGTCAACGGTGATTCCTAATCGCGGCAAATACGAAAAGTTTGAGGATCTGTGGAAGAAAATTGGCCCGATTCTCTCGCGCAACGGATTCAGCGTGTCATTCAACCAGGAGAATAAGGACACCCGAATCTCCGAGACTTGCCATTTGACGCACGCTGGAGGCTGGACGCGAAGCAACAATTTCGCGGTGAGAACGGGGCGCAAGGCCGACAGCGAAGCCCAGGCCGATTGCATGGCATCGACAACGGCCAAGCGAAACGCGCTCTGCAATGCCTTGAATATCGTGATCCAGCAAGACTGCTTGGATTCAGACCATGACGCGACGATTGAGGGCGGCAAAATCTCCGAACAACAGGCCGAATCACTTCGGCAGCGAGTCATGGCGACTGGCAGCGATGAAGCAGCATTCCTGAAGCTGGCGGGGGCCAAAGATTACAAAGACATTCGCGTGGCGTTCTATCAAATGCTCGACTTGTGCCTCAAACGAAGGGAGAAAGTAAGCTGATGAAAATCCATCCCGCACCGCAAAACTCTACCGAATGGCTGGAAGCCCGCGCAGGGCTGCCGACCGCCAGCGAGTTCCATCAACTGTTGACGCCAAAGTTTGAGATCAGGACTGGTGAAATGCCCAAGACGTACGTCGCCCAGAAGCTCGCAGAAAAGTGGTTTGGAGGTCCGCTTATGTCGGGAAGCGGCTCAACCTTCGCAATGGATCAGGGTAGCATCCTTGAGCAAACTGCGATCCCTTGGTACGAGTTTGAATTCTCCACGCCGATCACACGCGTTGGATTGTGCATCCGTGATGATTTGAAAGCTGGTTGTTCGCCGGATGGATTGATCGGGGAATTGTCGGGCATCGAAATCAAATGCCCAGAACCGACGAACCACACGAAGTATCTGCTTAACGGCACCGTCCCGCCTGATTATCTCTGTCAGGTGCACGGATCGATGTATGTCACCGGGCGAAAGCAGTGGGTCTTTATGAGCTTCCGCAAAATGTTCCCGACATTAATTGTGCCCGTTGAATGGGACGAGGAAATTGACAAGAAAATCTCGGAGGCATTGGATTCTTTTCACGAACGCTTCGAGGCCGGATGGCAAAAGCTTCTGGAACTGAACGGTGGTCCGCCCCCAAAGCGCGAACCGATGACCTTCGCGCACGAGTTCAGGAGTGAGATGCCGACATGAAAGAACCAAAATCCGAAGCGGCAAACCAGGAGCTTGACAACGAGCTAACGATAGAGATCAGCGACGGCGGGCCGTTGATGAACAACCTGAAACCGCAGCGTAATCCCGCCGTTCGCTGCATCGACTTGTTATGCCCGACGTTTTAGAAGATGGCCGATACGGAAAGCCCAGCAAAATCAAATGCCACAAGTGCAAAGGCAAGACGTATCTCGTCGACGATCAGGGGCGAGGACTCCAAACCTTCGAATGCGAGCAGTGTGGGGAGCATACAATGGTGCAGTTCGAATGGGATGATGACTCTAGCGGAGACGGTGAGGCATAACGACCCAAGCTCAGCGACAGCCAGCCAATGAGCTCAGCGATGACGCCCGCCACGATAACCGAGTGCAACCAGCGCGTAACAGCGTCATTCGCTGCAGCGCCCTTGTTAGCCGTCCCGAGCCGTCCTCTGCTTCGGTATCATGGCGGCAAATGGCAACTCGGCGCGTGGATAAACTCGCTGATGCCGAGGCATAGAATCTACGTCGAACCATTCGGAGGTGGGGCGAGCGTGCTGCTCCAGAAGCCGCGGAGCTACGCGGAAATCTACAACGACCTCGACGGGGAAATCGTAAACTTGTTCCAGGTGGTGCGCGATAATGGCGCGGCGCTGAAACGAGTCGTGGAGCTGACGCCTTTCGCTCGCGCCGAATTTGAACTGAGCGTCGAACCGTCCCCCGACCCGGTGGAGCAGGCCCGCAGAACTCTGGTCAGGAGCTACATGGGCTTCGGCGGCAATCTGACCAGGCTCACGGTGTCCGGCCGCCTGGAGCACACCGGCTTCCGCAACTACTCCAAGAAAAATCGGCGCTCAATTCCAGCGCAAGACTGGCGACACTGGCCCGCAGGACTGCCGGAACTGATCCAGCGACTCCAGGGCGTAATCATTGAGAGGCGCGAGGCATGCGAGGTGATGCTCAAACATGACGGACCGGACACGCTCCATTTCGTGGACCCTCCCTATGTCCACGAGACCAGGGGGCGAACAAACAGCTACCGTCACGAAATGGATGAAGACGCCCATCGCCGCTTGGCCGTCGTGCTCAACGAACTACAGGGCGGCGTCATTCTCGCCGGCTACGGCTGCCCGCTCTACGACGATGAACTTTATGTCGGCTGGAAACGAATTACTCGAAAGGCGTTCGCCGATGGCGCCCGCGAAAGAACCGAAGTGCTCTGGCTGCGCAACGTGGAAGCGCACGGAATGCTCCCAGGCTTGGACGGCTAACGACAAAAGATGAGCCACGCGCAGCCAATGATGTTCGACCTGGAACCGGAGCGTTTATGCGCGTTGGCTCCATCGAATGGTTCGGCGGCGAATAAGCGTCTCCATCCATCGGCCAACAAATTCCACAAGGGAAACGGACAAGACGGCAAACATTACTGGCTCACGCCTCCTAGTCTGATGGCAACACTGCAATCGGAGTTCGCCTTTGACTTCGATGCGTGTCCGTATCCAAAGCCGAACGACTTCGACGGCCTAACGTGCGACTGGGGTAAGTCAACGTATGCCAACATCCCTTTCGGATCAATAATCCACCAAGGAAAGAAGAAGGGGCCGACTGCGTGGATCCGCAAGGCAATCGCGGAGAACAAAAAGGGAAAGCGCGTGGTTCTGGTGTATCCGGTGGACAAATGGATTTTGATGATTCTCGCTGCCGGCGCCCAGGTGCGGAACCTTGGTGACGTTCGCTGGCACGCGACCGAAGACGGAACGCCTGGCAATGGAACCGGGCGACACATCGCGGCGTTCGTATTGGAGCCGCCGAACAGTGATTAGACGGCCCATTGGACGCCTTTTAAGGCGTCACGAAGCAGGAAGTGCCTGGAAATGAACCGAGCCGCGGATATCGGAAAAAGCAAAGGCTGCATTCATTGCGAAATGCAGCCTCGGTTTTGTACAGGAGTTTAGTTTTAGTTCAGGGAATTGGTTCGTCTGTTCCCTCGACAAGCGTTAGGGCAGTGGCGTCGGGATTAGCCACAGTCCATTCGATGTCAATAGCCACCGGCACGTCACCATCGCCGATGTGACCGTCAACGGTGATGCGTCCAGCCTTATCGCCGATCGCGCCGTCACCGTATGCCCAGACCTTGATCGATTTCTCGGTAGATTCGGGGTTGTAAACGAGTTGGGAATCGCCAGTGGTGACTTCCACCAAGGCAAAGGTTCCGTCTGCACGCTGATCCACGGCTTCATCCGGCGTTAAAGTCAGGGGCCGTCGAAATCCTGGCTTAATTGGTTTACTGAGTTTCACTATGTTTCCTTTCGGTATCGATTCGTCCTGGCCCTCCAAAAGAGTCCAGATCCGAACCTTTTGTTTTTCGCATTTGAGCAGTCCGCAGAGCAACTGTTTTAGGTTGCTCCCGCGATACTGTACGCTGATAAATTCGTCGTTCACCACCGGATGAAGGCTCGCCCATCCAAGCCAAGCAGGATATTCACGAGCACAACCACCGTGAGCAGCACGAGGACCACCGTGCCGATCTTCATAAATGGCTCGGGCGGGGCAATTTTTCCCAAGCCCCACCAGCACAGCCAGAGGATGAGTCCCCATATCACAATGGCGATAAGGGCGTGAATAATTGTGTCACCGCTGATTACTGCGAGCATGGTTGTCATAAGACTTCTTCCTCTTCCTTTCCGTTCATCATTCGCCTGATTGCCCTTATGTCGGTTGTATTCTGTCTGTGTTCTCGGTGCGAGAACCAACGACTGACAAAGATTGCGAGCACGTTGCACAGGCCAGCAATCAATGCCACCTGCGCGGCATCACTCATGGTTTATCTCCGGTGTTTGGTTGATACGATGAGGCCAGCTTGCCCTCTGCCTTGGACGATCTGGCCGTTAGCTCTAAGAGTTGGGATAACCTGCTGTTCACCGCCAGATGCACCTGCTGGATGGTCGCCGCAAGAAGCGCGGTGATTATGGGAACAACAACACCAGCCACGGAGAGAATGAGGGACGTGTTGTCTGCTGCCGGTCGGACGAACGTGACGAGCAACACGAAGCTGGCGAACAGGAAGCACAGCGTCACGATCGCAACTACATACAGCGTTGCCTTTTGGCCGATTGGCGAGGTTGCTTTCAATCGCTGGTTTTCCATCAGCAATTCCTCGTATGATCTAGGTATTGTAGGATCGCTCATTCATTGCCTTGCGCCACGCCGATACGAGATCCCTGGAACATTACCCGGTGGCGTCGGGCCAAGCGAGAGATATATCGCAGTCATTGTGGTAGCTGCCGAATTGGTGAATGTCGTCACTAAGTTGTTTTCATAGTCCAGACCGTTTCTTTGCCATTTCTGAAAAGTTGTGCCCGGCCCACTGCGTAAAGGTGCAGTCAGCATCGTAATCGTGTTGGTCAACACCTGCCGCGTGAAAGGCGTGCTGCCGTTGCTGGCCCCGTTCTTATCCGCAGGGGCCATCTGGACGAACACACCGCTCGAAGGATTGCTGGAGTTGACCGTCAGCGTGTAGGAGGTCGTAGGCGGTTGCGGAGGTATCGGCGGAATGTTGGTCCCGGTTCCCATGCGAATGAGGACGAACGCGCCAAAGTCGGGGAATGTCATCGGTGCGGTCGCGGTCGTGTCACCATACGGGAGCGCCACAGAATGCGATGCGGCCTGCATGTCCAGAACCAGCGTATTCGTGCTGGTGATCTGATTGGTCACGACATCGACAAAATAATTCTGGGCGTTGCGCACCATGACCGTGCTGCCAACGCCCCAACTCAGGGACGAGACATCGATGGCTGCGAAATTGCCTAGCGTCCAGTTGAAATTGGCGACATGCGCGCGGTTCGTATCGTAGATGTTCCCTTGGACGATGACGTAATTAGTTCCCGTAGGCAGGGCGGCCGAGAGAGTAGAATTGGCGTCGAAACCCGTACGGGCTTGCCACTGCGCGAATGTTCGTGGGGCCTCTGTCTCGACGCCAAAAACGGGTGCGCTCAACCCCGACACGATATAGATGTTGCGGTTCAGCGTCCAGGCCGGGATCGTTGCTCCGGGCATGTTAGGGTAAAGGTCAACGACTTTCAAAAGAGCCGGGCTGATGATCCAGTTGTTCGTGAACGTGCCCGCCTTCCAACTCGATAACTCCCAGAAAGCTTTGTAGAAATAATTGTTCGCGCCGATGAGGTCTCGATACGAATTGCCATCGGGCAGCGAGAAGTAAAAGCTCAAGTCTGCGCCGTAACCGAAGTTGCTCAATATCTGATTGTCCGTCAGCCTGTCGGCCAGCCCACCTGGGCGCGTGCCCATTATGATGCCGCCGTGAGCGACTTGGTTGCCGATGAACACGTTCTCACTGATTCGATAGCGTGAAATCTCCGTGCTGCTTGAGCCGTAAGCCTGA